GCCCAGCATCATAGCTTCAAGCATTAATCCGCCATTGCTTTCTAAAACAAGTTTGTCAAAACTAAATGATGTTAGCGCCATAACCAGCATCATTCCAGAACCTTCAGAAAAAGTTCCTTTGAACTTAACCGTCGATTCGTCTACTTTTACTATTACGTATTCTGGATTTAGATAGAGGTAGTCTTGTGAATTTGCATCGGATGGGAATATCATTGCAAATAATAAAAATACTATAAAGAATACCCTTTTCATATAGTATTTATGGGGAAAGTGCTGGCAGTTAAGCCAGCACTTTATGTGTTTTAAGAAACTGACGCTGGCCCACGACCGTGAGCAACGCCATCTGCACCGTAACTAGCGGCAAAACCTTCAGGTTTCAACTTAGGATTAATACCAGTTACGCCCAAAACATAGCCAGCCGCCTGGGTTGCAACACAGTTGCTTCCGTGAACTGGATCTGTATTAACGTCCAAGTGTATTTCTACATCATATTCGTCTATAAAGGGCACAAGCTGGTTGTACAGTTCACACACCTTTATGACTTCGTTCATAAGACGAATACTGGGTCTGGACTTCTTGACATCGTAGTCAGGCTCCACTGAGCGGTTGCTAAAGATTCTGCAACCGTTTTTCCCGTTCATGTGAACGATCGCAACTGTCGCGTAACGGGCGAACCAACGTCCGTCTTTTACGAATCTAACGCTATCGCAACCAAGATAAATCTTGGTATCAGAATTTAAACCTGCTAATAAGTCAACTAAATCTTCAATTTGTTTTTGTGTGAACATCATATTTTCCTTGTAGTTACACTGGATCTATGCCATGTGTTTCTTCTCTCTTCCATGTTAAAATGCCGTCTTTGTCAACTTCGTAGCTATACCCTAGTGACAGCAAAAAACTTCTAGTTTGGTATAGACTTGACACAACGCTAGCCAAACTACCAGCGCAATGTTTGGGATCATCCAACAACATTGGATAGCTTCCATATGTATATAGTTCTTCAGCTATCATCTGAACGTGCCTACTGGCCGGACAGGTGTTGTGGGGGAAATTTCTAAATCGGTCCATATCAGTTATGGGCATGGAGATTAATCACCTTATATTTAAAAAGCAATTTTGGTTACTTTGTAGGACAAGTCAGATTCCCCTGGATTAGGGAAATGATTTTTTACTACATTTCCAGGAATCTTATGTTTTAAAAAAAACATAGTAACCCTTGATGCAGACTTTGTCTCAAACGTAACTCGGTTAGAGTTACGCCAGAGATACACATCAAACTTCTCATCCAATAACCTCGATACTAGTTTGGATCTTTGCTCAGTATCATGGACGTAAACTTGCCAGCGCATTAGTTAACCGGATATAGAACAACACAACGCGGGCGGGCAAGTATTTCCTGCCATTCGGCTTCTTCCATGCAGTTATCTTCTGCTGAATAATCTGTACTGTAAACTTCGCCGTACCAAGTAGTTTCCGAGACGTATACGGCTTTGTGATCGGCACCGAGTAATGGACTGTATCCATTACCTTCTGCGTCCTTCTGGATAATCAACTCTGCTTCCGGATCCATAGTTTGCAGTTCAGCAATTAGTTCTTTAACCTTCATATGCGCCCCCTGATGCAAAATTTCTAGGTCTAGCTGGAAGAACTTTTACAGTAAGGTTGATCCAGGATTCCCTGCCCATGCCATCATGGGCTTCTTCAAGAACCGGTTCAAGCCCCTCACTGATCCAGAACTGTCTAAACTTAGACCACAGATCATGATTGGATGCCACCCCCTTGTTTGCATCACGAAGCCATTGCTGTCGAGTATAATCAGTTACCTTTTTAAGGGGTACCTTACCAGCTTCAATCTGTGAAACTAGATGAGTCCTTGTATGGTCAAGCCAGTCTTCTAAGTCTGCACGGACTCGCCTAATGGCTTCCATATCGGCCGCCGCCTGCGCTTCGAGGCCCTTGATACGAGCTTGTTCAAGTTCTTCAAGAGTTTTCTTGAGCTTATCACCCAATTTCATTTCAGTTTTTCCGTAAGGCTTTGTTCCAGCTGGTGCTAGACCATGCCCTGCATACCAATCGTCGCTATCCATTTTTTTACCTTTTATTAGATTAATTAACCCACCCACGAGGGATGGGTTAATAACTACTGGCGGTGCGGGCCGTTTAGCCATCAGTCGCCAATACGTTGGGTAACAAGTTTAACGCCTTTGAAATGCACGTTTGCAACTTCACTGCGGGTGTTAACAGCAGTAACGCGAGCAATTTCAAATTTTCCAACCGGGCTGGAGTCCAGCATCAACATATCACCAACGGCAACTTCACCGTCTTTACCAAGGTAGTGGTATTCAGTGTTGTTGCTCGGAAATTTGACTGCGAACGTAAAGGGAGTAACCACTTCAACTTCGTCTTTGTCAAATGCAAGCACTTCGTTAGTGCCCTTCATTTCCAAAACCAATTTACCCTGGCTGTTAACAGCAAGCAGGATGCCGAAACGCGGTGCAGCTTCTTTGGTTTGATACAGTTTATTCTTCATTTCAGTGTTTCCTTTCAGGGTTTCAACAAGAGTTTCTTTAGTCGGTTCTTTATACAGTACAAAGTCGGCTTCCGATCTCCACTTAAGGTTTCCTCGGTATCCGGCATTGGTTCTGCTAACGTAGTCAGCCTGTACTGCATGACCTTGTGTTTTAACAATAGTCATTAGTGCATGGCCTTTTTTAAGCCTAACCTTGTCGCCAACTTTAAACTTGGGGTTGGAGACTTTTTTGCGTTCGTAGTTTTCACATACCCAGTATGCTGTGCTACGCATATCACGATCGCTAGAACCGTGGCGCCATATGTCATTTAAATAATCATCTTCCCACACGTTCTACTCCTTTTTTATAATGTAACAGCTAACTGCACTAGTGTCAACAACTTTACCAGGGACTTTTACCAACACTAAACGATTTAGTATATGGCTCAGTGCGTTTCCGGCTAAGTGTGTCCATGAGTTTTTTCTTCTCATAAGCAACTAGCTCTTCTTCTACAGTCTTCTTTAATCCGGGCCAGTCGTCAAGGAAAAACTTAACGTCGTAACGGTAGGTATTGTTACCCCCACCACCACCTGATCCAGTATGAATACGAGTTCCTTCCATAATGTTGCTGGCAAAGCTGAACGGCTCATGGCTAGTCTGGAACTCAATTCGCCCACTAAACCCAGGATAACCACGAGGAGCAGGCGTACCATCTTTAAGAGTTTCTCGTCCACCCCAGTTGGTTACACCATTGTGTGGGCGATTATGGCTATTACTTACACTTTCACTGTAGGTAACACTCAGGTGTTTGATGGTAACAGAGAAACTGTCTCGAATCTTGTCCCAACGAGGTGCGTCGCTGTGCCAACCATTGCGCTTTGCATTTTCCCAAAACACTTCAGGATTAATGTGAATCCATTTGATAATAGATTCAAAATCCGGTTGATTCCACATATCTTCAAGTTTACGTTGGCGGCGGATGATTCTCGCACGTTTATGCATACGCTGTTCACGGAGTTTTTTAAGATGTCCCACATAGCTGCGTTTAGTTGCATAAAGCTCGCCAGTCCAGGGGCAAATATATGCCTTGGCGGTTTTAGCAGAGTCAACGGGAATCATAACACCGTTATGTTTGTAAACTTTAATAGCTGGCATGTTAGTTGCCTTCAGCGATTTCAATCAGTTTAATTTCGTCAACTTTGACAGTTTTATCAATAAGCTGGAAATAGATTGCATCAGTTTTTGCAATATTCTGTTTAACGACGTCGAGTGCGATGTCGTCGCATTCAAGAAGTGTAATTTCAGTAACGAAAGTAATAGTGCGAGCCATCATCAGCTTCCTTGTGTGTTTCTCCGTTGTGCAATAGCACGGCGTTCGTCTAGTGTCAAGGGCTTACAGTCGTAGTCACCAAGAATCCTATTACCGTGTTCGTCAGTGTAACCATATCGTCGGCGATTATATTCAGTCTCAGCGTCTTCTTTACTGAGGTATTCACCACTCCAACTGTCAATTACATCGGCCATTTCCAGCAGTGCGCCAACTACATTTTTTACATCAGCCCAACCAGATTCCATATGACTGTTTGTTTTGTTGCTTTGATTGAGCCAGTGTGCTCTGCGGCGCATCGCGTCTGCTAAACTTTGTGGATTATCCTGCATTGTTAGAATTCCATTTTAGTGTAAAGAATGTTGCATCTCGATCATCTTCAAACATCCAGTGTACTCCAAAGCACTTGTATTTGCCTTTGATATACTTTTTACACCATGCATCGTCGACCAAATCCCAGGCAACAACAGTTACCTTGGTCCAACCCAGTGTTTCAAGAATCTCTCGGTCGATTTCCGCTTGGAGGATTTTACGAATTTCATCCTCAACATCGAGGCCGTGGGCAGCAAATGCTTCATCAGCAGTTTCCATGGTCCAGGATGCTTTAAGAGTTCTGCTCTTTGCTTGTACAGCAATTTTTTGTATGTCAAGCGGTTTCATTCACCCCACCTTAGTGCAAATAATGTCGCATCTTTGGGATATGCAAAGCAAAAACGAGTGTTGACACAAACAAACGACCCTGGTTTTAGGTTTTCTTTACACCAGTTCTTTGCCGGAATGGCATTTAATGCTCCAACTTTTAACATAGTGTATCCAAGATCAGCAAGGTCACCAATTCTGTGATATTTTTTACGGTTGTATACTCTGAGGAAATGTCCGAAGTGTTCTTTTTGCATAATTAAATCATCCAGTGTCCATCTAGAATTAAAAATTGACCCAACAGGTCCTGTCATAGGTTGCACACCGATAAGATCATGTGCAATTATATTGGGCATTACCCGTCTAATTAGGGGTAGTATAACAGGATTCAAAACTTGCTGGGTTGACATTCTTTAGCAACTTTTTGTTTTC